CTCATCTCCAGATCGCCCCTGCGAGCTCGTCGGCGCACCGTCGATAGATCCGAGCGGCTTCCTCATGCAGAAAGCGCTCCTCTTCGCCCGAGAACTGTGCTTCGCTGGCGTGGCGCGCGGCGGCGTCGCGCCAAACATGGACGAGCTCGACCAGCCGATCGCGTTCCTCGGGCGTCACGCCGCGTCTCCGGTCTCGACGCCGTGCTCGGCCGCGTACTGACAGATCCGCTCGAGCAGGTCGGAAAACTCTTCTTTCGTCAAATGGGACGAGCGATAGCCGACGGCGACCACGCCCTCGCCGTCGAGCGCCGGCATGAACTGCATCCGTTTGCCCATCTCCTTGAGGAAGGCGCACTTCCACGCCTCGGCGTCATAGTGGTTCCCGCAGTGCTCGACCTTGGTCGCGATCTCGCTCAGCAGGCACCACATCAGTTGGTTCTGCCGGTTGGTGCGTGGGTCGTGGATCAGTTCGAACCGCGTTCCAGACGGCGCGGTCTTGACCAGCTCCACGACTTGGTCGCGGTTCTTGGCGTGGATGACGATCGAGTGCCTCATGCGGCGCTCTCCTCAAGCCCATAGGCCTCAAGCAGCGCCGCGACCTTGCTCGCGAGTTCGTCGAGGAAGCCGCGAGCGTCGACCTCCATCTCTTCGATCAGCCGATCGTTGCGTTCGACGCGCTCGATCGCAAGCTGCATCGGGCCGGGAAAGTTCGGGTTATAGAACACGACGTCGCACCATGACCGTCCGGCGCAACACATCTGCCATTGAACCTGCTGGTGATACCGGTCAGGGACCTGGCGGGTGAGCAGGAAATCGAGATGAGCGGCCTCTTCCGGACATTTAATTTCGACCAGGCCGTCGTCGCCGACGAGGCCGTCGGGCGAAGCGTGAGTTCCGCGAATGATCGGGTGGCGCACCAGACCGATCTCGACCACGGTCACGCCCTTCTCGATTTCGTAGCCGAGGCGGGCCATGGGCTCGCGCTCAATGCCGTTGCGCATCGCTTGGCTCTGGTAGGTCTCGACGGACTGGCCGGTCAGCCGTTCGATCAAGAGCCTGGCCATCAGCGCGGCCCGGCTCGCGCCCCATCCCGTCTTGATGCGGGCGCGCGCGTCGGCGATGTCGGACGCGCCGAGCGAGCCGGCGCGCGCCTGCTTCCATTCGTTCGAACCTTGGCGCATCTCGACGAAGACGTCGCTCATTTGCCTTGGTGCTGCTTGGCCTTGAGACGGGCGAGGCCCTTGTCAAACTGGGCTTTGGTCATCGTCTGGACGGACTCAGCGCCGACATACTGCAAAAATTTTCCCTTATCGCTCTTCGTCTCGCGGATCAGGTCGTCGATATAGATGGCGTTGTCGAGGTCGATGACCGGATCAGCGGCGTCATTGAGCGATTGGGCGTCGTCGTCCCTACCCGCGGCGAGGCCGATGGCGGCCCTGAGCCCATAGCGCTGCAGGTAGGTGAGCGCCGAGCCCAGCGCTTGCAGCGGGTTCATGCTGGAGCCGGCCGCGTCAATGACGGCGTCGAGCGGTTTCGAGGTGACGCTGTGACCGTCAGCGTGGGAAAGCACGGTGACGACGAGGGCGACGTTGCTCTCTTTCCAGACATTGAAGCGATAGGCGAGGCCGTAGTCGGCGAACACCGGATCGACGGCGCGCGCCACATCGGCGAACTCCTCGTACTTATAGCGGGTGCGCTTCCCGGTTCTCTCGGACGCGAAGTCGACATCGTGCGTCTTGAGCACGGGCTCGATCTTCGCCTTCGCCTTCGACAGGGCGGCGTTGAAGGCGCGCTCGGCGGCGCGGTCCTCTTCAATGCGTCGCTGGGCAAGCAAGCGCTCGATCACTTCGATCGGCGGCGCTTGCAGGTTGGCGAGGCGCTCGATGATGGCGAGCAGGCCTCCGCCGCCGGGAGGCGGCGACGCGGTTTTTCGGCGCTTGGGTTCCCCGGAGAGAGGAGGTTGTGAGCGACCTCCCTCCGGGGAGGACGGAGCGGACGAGGGGGTTCCGCCCTGCTCCGCCATCTCGATGTCGCCGTTCACTGCAGCGCCTCGCCGATGTCCGCGGGCCGCGGGAAGACGACGCCCTGGCCGAACCGCCATTCGAAATTGCAGCAGTCGTCGTCATCGATGATCACGACCCGGCGCACGACGCCAAGCTGCGCGGCGACGCACGTGCAATAGTGTCGGGCCGCTTTCATCGCCTCGAGCCCCGGCACGCCTTCGCGCACCCGCTCGCGCGAACCGTCGGCAAGGAACTGAATGACGTCGAAGCCGTCGCTGCTCATGGCGCTAAAGTTGTCCGAGCGACAACTTTATGTCAAGAGCAATCACGGCGGCAAAAATTTTTCTGTGTATAAACTTACGCGCTAGTGATTGACGAACGCCTTGAGGACGGCGAGCGCCCGCGCCCTTTCCTCCTCCGAGGCCCCCTCTACGACAGCATCGAGCGACTCACGATCCGGGTGGGCGAAGAACTGCGCAAGCGTGATGTCGAGCGCCTCCATGAGCGCGAACTGGACCTCGAGCGTCATGCCGCGCTCGCCTGTTTCATAGCGGGAAATCATGCCTTTAGAGGTAGCGAGCTTCTCCCCCAGCTCGCGCTGGGTAAGGCCGCGCTTCAACCGCCATTCCTTCAAGTAGTGCCGATGGGGCGAGTTGATGGATGTTGGCATAGAGGCAACGTTGTAAAGACCGTCCCGGCTTTTGTCAAATTGACAGGGCGGCCGCCAAGGTTTTGCTGGACCCCAAATCGCCTCTTGACGTTCGGTTGGCTCTGCGGCACTTTTTATGGCAATATGGAACCGTACGCCAAACTAGGCCGGCTATTAACAAAAATCGCGGCCAAAAACGCGGCCAAAAGGACTCGCCAAAAGGTCGCGCGCGGACGCCCCCCCGGCGGCGTCCGCCCGCCCCGTGCGGGAGGACGCAACCGGCTGCGGGCGGCGCGGGAGCGGCTGGGCCTTACCCAGCCGGAGCTCGCCCGCAGGCTCGGCTTAACCCGGCTCTACGTCCAGGCGGTCGAAGTCGGCCGCCGGGGAGCTTCATACGCCACCATGGTCAGGTGGGCGCGCGAGCTCGGCGAGCCTTTGGAAATTTTTGCCCCCGACGAAGGCTATAGCGATGCCGCAGAGTAGCGCGCTCAAAGCCCGCGAGCCGTGCGCGCCCCTGCAGCATGACCTGTTTGCGCGCCGGCCGCGCAGAGCGCCGCCAGCGCTAGAGTTCGCCACTCACGTCATGGTCGCCGAAATGCTCGACCGCTGGGCGTCGACGGGCTGGCGGTGGACGCACATCGCCTCGGGCGAGCTCCGCGACAAGGTCACCGCCGCCCGCTTGAAACGCATGGGCGTCAAGCCGGGCTGGCCAGACTTCATCCTGATCTCGAACTTGGGTGTGCCGCATTTCCTAGAACTCAAGCGCCGCCGCAGGACACTGTCGCCGGCGCAAGAAGAGTTTGCCCGCTGGTGCGTGGAGACAGCGCTGCCGCACGCCGTATGCGACGGCTTCGATAAGGCGCTCGCCGCCTTGAAAATGTGGGGCGCGCTTAGAGTGGAAGCGAGCGCATGATCGAGCAGGATGAGCGGTTCCAGCAGAGCGAGTTCCGCTCGCTGCTTCTCTTGAACGACGTGCCGCATGCGGTGGCGACCGGCCGCGACGAGCCGATCGAATGGCTCAAGCGCTGGGGGGCGGTGCGGTGAACGACGACGTCGCCGCCTACGACGCGCGCATCAATGCGCTGCGAAAGCAGATCGAGGCGGAGACCGACACGCGCAAGCTGGTTGGCCTCGTCGCTGCCGCCGACACCATTGAAGAGATGATGGCGAACGCCGGCTATCGCGAAAACACTGAGGCGATGCGTCCGGCCAACGAGGCGCGCTTCCTGGCGCGCTGGAAGCTCGGACGCGAACTGGCGAAGGTGGAGCGTGGGCACGGTCCCGGGCGCGGCAAAAAAGATGTCCCGAGCCGGGACACGTTTTTCCGCGCCTACCTCAAGGACCTCGGCCTCAATAAGAACCGCGCCAACGAATGCGAGCGCATCGGCGCTATACCTGACAACAAGCTGCCGAACGCTTTTGCGGAGGCCGCCAAGAGGGGCAGGCTCAACACGATCAAGGACATGTTCAGCTTCGCCCGGCCATTCTGGAAGATTTCCGCGCGCAAGAAGAAGCACAAAGCGATTCATGCCGCCGCCGTTGCCGCCGCGACGGCTGCAGCGAAATTCGGCCCCTTCGCGCTCATCTATGCCGACCCGCCAACAAGCTTTGCTACCTATACCGAAGGAAGCTACCGCGGCCCGAACCAGCATTATCCGACGCTGTCATGGGAAGAGATTGAGAACTTCGCCATCGACGGCAAGCGCATCAGCGAGATCGCCCACGACGACGCCATGCTCTTTTTATGGTTGACGTCCTCCAACGTCCCGTTTGCGCTCAGGGTCATGGATGCGTGGGGCTTCCAGTTCAAGGCCAGCGCCGCGTGGGACAAAGGCGTTCCGGGGACGGGCCTCATCTTTCGCAACTATCATGAACTCCTGTTCTATGGCGCGCGCGGCAAGCCGCCGGGGCCGGTTTATCTCCCGCCTTCCCTGTTTCGCTATCCGCGGCGCGAGCACAGCGCCAAGCCGCCGGAGATTCGCGGCGAGATCGAGCGCATGTACCCGGATTATGACGCCTCAACGCGATTGGAGCTCTTCTCCCGCGAGAACGCCACAAGCGCGCCCGGGTGGACGCATGCCGGCCTCGAGGCCAACAAGACAATGATCGCAGCGGAGTGACGGGAAATGCCCGAACACAGCGCTACGGCCGGCAGCATTATTCTCGAAAAGGCTTACGCGACCAGCAAGATGCTCGACAGCTCCGGCTGGAACGGCTTGCTGCGTCATAAGAGCACGCCTTCCGACGTCGACCATCCGCCGGTAGGATTGTGCTTCGACAACAACGGCAGGATTCTATTTTCCGACTTTTCCATCACATGCAGCAGTTGGGATGAAGTCGGACGAACGCTAAAAGGCCAGCGTTGGCTCTACGAGTCGCTGATCAAATACGCGCCGCATTGTGCGGTGATTTGCCGGCATCATGTGACGCCGGCCGAGCGTCGATACATCGACACCCTGCGGGACGTTGATCAATTTCAGGCGATGATCTGGGATTTTGAACCCGTGTTGTCGCCGATCTATGACGGAGCGTGGTGGCAGAGCTTTGTCACGATATGGATGAACGAAAGCCGCGGCCCCCTACGGATTCGCCGGCATTTGCTCGGCCTCAAAATAGGGATGATTAAGCCGAAGGCGCCAACGATTCCACCCGAACCGGAGGCGTCATGACCACCGAGCACGTCCCTCTCGAACAGCAGATCGCAGCGCTGCAGTTCGCGCTGGCCGTCCTTGCCGCCGCCCCGCGCAGGCTCACCGACCAGGAACGACATCATTGGCTGCCGCGCCTCAGCGCGGCGCTCGAAACTCTTCGCACGCTCGAGTTCGGGCGCGCGACGCTCGGATAGGGAGGAGAAAGGAAAGGCTCTGAAACCGAGCGGCGCAGCACCGAAGCGCTGCGCCGCCGCTATAGGGGAACGATACTAGTCAGCTCCCCTATAGCAGGAAACCAACACACTTTGAAGACGCAAGTTTTCAGAGACCGGGAGTGCTTTGCCCGACGCCGACCGGCGATTGGACGCCCTTGCCCTGTGATCATGAGGGGGAAGGGGGTGCCCTATAGTCCGCTAATGTTCGTAGGTTCGGATGACGTGTAGAAACGTAGCTTAGCAGTAAACTGACCTCTGTTGCAGGCCCTGATTAGCCGTCAACGCTAATCGTTAGCTGTATAGGGCCTATACCCTCGGGATGTGAAATGTATGAACGATCGGACGAGAACATCGAGGCGACGCTGCGCAATGGCCCGTTCGAGGAGATCGAGCGCGTGTCGGACTTGGCGTCAAGCTATTCGCGCTCGACCGGCGAGGCGGCCCACCGCGGCGACGAGACGACGATGGTCGTGTCGCTGAAGCAGCTAAGGCTGTGCGTCCTACACATGATCCAGGTTTATAAGAATTTCATGGAACGCGGCGATGACGGACATCCAGGATGAGTTCGATCTCAACCAGTTGCTCGATTGCTGCCGGCGGGAACTGGCGCTGCGGCGGTTTGTCTATGCGAAGCGGGTCGGCGATGGAAAGATGAGCGAGAAGAAGGCGCAGCGCGAGCTCGAGCTCATGCAGCAGGTGGTGGACTATTTCATCGACGCCATTTTCCGCCATGTCACCGGGCAAGGACGGCCGCCGAGCAAGGCGCGGGACTGGCGCAACGAGACCAACAAAAAGGTTATTTGACATGGTCGCGCCCGGCGCGTCACAGTTTCGCGACCAGGGGGACTACGCTTTTCGAGAGGAGGCCATCGTTGGCAACGAGAGCGACAGCCCTGATGGAGCCGGTAAGGCGGCGGGCGGATTCTTCGGGGGCGCTCAATTTTATTCGCGCATTGGGACGCGCGCTCGGCCGCGGGCGCGAGGTCAGCCTCGAGATGGCGGCCGATGGCGCGGTCTTGGAGACGCGCGAGTATCCGTCGATGGGCGAATATCTCATGGCGAAGATGCAGATCCGGGTGCTCGAGGCGATGGCCGCCGAGGACTTGCGCGGCCGTGCCGAGTATGACTGAGCAGCCGTTCGAGCTTGTTGCGGCGCACGATTACGCGACGCTGATGGGAGCGTTGCGCACGCGCAAGGAGCATCTAGGCTTGACCAATCTCGAGATCGAGCGCGCCGGCGGGCTGCCCGACGGCTACGCCGGCAAATTGTTCGCCGCCGGCAAGCACGCGCGCTGCTTGGGTCTGCGCTCGATTGGCGGCATGCTGGCGGCGCTCGAGGTCCGGCTGATCGTGGTCCCGGTCGAACGGAGAGGTGCTCCGTTGCCCGCAAACGCCGTGCCGTTCGCGTCGATCGCGGTCGGCGGGCGAAAAACATTGCGTCAGCAATGGGGCCGAATGGGTGGAATTAAGGGCGCGTGCCTGATGACCAAGGCGGCGCGTAGCCGAATTGCGCAGATGGGCGGCAAGGCCTCCGGCGAGGCGCGGCGACGGCGCAAGGCCGTCACATTGGCGTTAGAAACGCGCGAGCGTAAGGGCGTTGCGCGCTCGTTGAAAGGCGGCGCTTCTCATCGCGTGTCCAATCGGGGAGCCAAGCCATGAGATTGATCCTGCCTTTCGTCTTCGCCGCCGCGTTCGGGGTTTCGCCGGCTTACGCCGAGAACGTCGCGATCGGCATCGACAACGCCGCGGCGAGCGGCGACTTGCAGACCGCAACCGGGACCGGCGTGACCACGCTCACGACCGTCAACCTGAACGGCGTCACCATCACCGGCGTGGTCGGCCAACGCGAAACCGGGCCGAATGAAGTTTCGGGCGGCGAGTTCTTTATCAACAACACGACTGGGAGCACCCAGACGATCGACTTCGCGGTTGGCGCGATCGGCTATCTCGGGCCGGACAAGAGATACTCGCAGAGCGCGACGATCAACCTGGCTTCGGGCTCGGCTGATTTCGCCGGCCAGTATTATGTCGACGCGCTCGATCGCCAGATGGGCAAGGACGCGACGACCACGTTCGGCGTCGAGAATGCGCTGTTCGACTCGGGTTCGCTGACCGGGCCGCATGCGTTCTCGTTCAACAACGTCGCCTTCACGCCGGGCTCGGGGTCGCTCTATTCGATGGGCGAGACGCTCGAGCTCACGCTCAGCCCCGGCGCGTCGGTCACGGTCGATGGCATATCGATGACCGCGTCGGCCATTCCAGAGCCGTCGACCTGGGCGATGCTGCTCATCGGGTTTATCGGCTTGGCATGGGCCGCCACGGGCCGCAGGCGGGCCAGGGAGGCGTTTTAGGGCGGCGCAGTCGGGCGCTCACGGAGACGCTTGCGCGCCTCGTCCCGCTCGCGCTGCGCTTGCGCGAGCGCGTCGAGCAGGGCGACCATGGATGGGACAGCGATGTGCAGATATGCTTGACCATCTGGCGAGAGTCGGAGCTCCGTCTCCGCAATCGCCCGCAGCCGGTCCAGTTCTTCGGGGGAGATGGTCATAGGCGCTGCCCTGCGGCTTTGAGGTTATTGACCTTGCCTTCGATCATGGCCGCGGCCCGCCGAGCGACAAAAGCCGCCGGCGGGCCTCTAATGCGGTTTAAACGATGGTCGGGCCGGTCATGAGTGGAACAGCCAAAAGCGGCCGATCGCCACGCCAACGCCAAGGGCCGCGGCCACGGCGAGCACAAGCTGGACGCGGTTTTCCATGCGGATTTCCTGCCGGAGCCGTTCGATTTGAATGGCCATAAGATCGATCCTCAATTGGCGTTCGTCGTCGTCGCTCATGACTTGATGCCGAGTTCGCGCCGCACGTTGGCGTGCTTGATGGCCATCTGGACTAAGAGCGCGATCGGCGGCGGGATAGCGTGCGGGCGGCCGTTGCGCTCGCCTTGCTCCCAGCCGCCGACGGCGCGCAAGGAAACTGCGAAGGCCTTGGCGAATTGCGCTTGCGTGAGTCCGAGAGACTCGCGTGCGCTCTTGAGTTCTTGCGGGTTCATTTGGGCGCCTGCTGTGGTAATTGGATGATAATAGGCGCCGGCGGATTTTCGCGCCCCAAGCGAAAGCCGAGATATCCGGTAAAGGCGCCGAACCCGCTTAACGCTGCGGCGATTGCTGCGGCTAGCAAGGCGACATTCTTTGGCGTTTCCCAACTCACTTGCTTACGCCGCAATTGAATGTCGGCCATCAAAAGCTCCTGTTTCAGCGTGGCTTCTTCGTCGCTAGTCATCATGTCTATTCCCCAATGTGGCCACGATGGCCTAGCTTGTCAAATGGCTAGGCCATCGTGGCCTGAATGGAACTACGCAGCTTCGGCGAGCTCTTCCTCGAGGGCGAGGCCTTCGAGGAAGGCGACGGCCTTGCTAGCGGCCGCAGCGGCGGTCACAATCGCCTTTTCGTGCTCGCCCAAAAGCTTGATCCAGGTTTCGATATAGGCCGCGGGCGCCTCGCCCATATCGATGCCGAACTCCGCGCAAACGAATGCGGCGGTTAGCTCGGCGATGAGCTCTTCGGCCGCGTAGGAGCGATCGCCGAAGCGGCCTCTCAGATCGCGGTCAAGCCGCGTCTTCGCGGCCACAATGGCTACAGTGATCACGAATTGTTAACGGGCTTAGTTATGAGACTGAGAGCATTGACATGGCTCCGCGCGCGCGTAAGATCGGTGTTATGTCATTGATCGAAAATGATAAACCGCTCACAGCGATCACAGACAAGCATCGCCGCGTCGCCGCGCTCATGGTCTATGGCGTTGACGGCCGCATGGCGGAAAGGCACGGCCTCGAGCCAGGCAAGCCGCTGGCGCCCCAGACCTGCGCCGACTACCTTGGCGTCCGCCGCGCCTATGTCCGAAACCTATTGGCCGACCCGCTGTTTCGCGCCGAAATGACGCAAATGCTCGCCGCCAAGCGCTTAGGCTATATGCCGCACGCCCTCGAGCGAGTCCGCGAGCTCACAGACTCTGACAACGAAGGCGTGGCGTTGCGCGCCAGCGAGACAATGCTCGGAGAACGCCAGGGCTCTGGAACAACCGTCAACGTCCATCAAACCAACGTGAACGCCACAGCTATCCGCCCCGGCTATGTCGTGAGACTGCCGCCGGACCTTACCCCAAACACAACGCCAGACCCTTAATCCTATGTGGCCACGAAGAGCCGAAGAACGAACGAGACTGCAGGAACTGCGCCCAGCGCAATTGGTCGCAGAAATCGACACAATGGAAATCGAACTCAACAGACTCAGAAGCCAACGAGACCATTTCATGGAAAGGACGGAGTTGCTCACCGCCGCTATCGTCAAGATCAGCCGCATCCTCGATCAGCCATGACACGCCAGGTTCCCCCACAGGCGCCCGCAGTCCTCGAGCCTAGCCGCAACCCCCATAAACCCTACCGCTATAGGCGCAATTTATCCTGCCCTATATAGCGCACGGTTTTCCGCGGGTTTTCTGGCGCGCGCGCCTCTGTGAAATAGGCGTTTGGCGCAATTGCTCGGCTTGTCGCAATTTGCTGGCGTTTCGTTGCGCATATCGTTGCGCGCATAGCCTAACGCATTGATATCGCACAGCATACGCTCTCGTTGCCAACGATGGCGCATGCCAGTTTCGCGCCGTTTCGCGGCCTGGAACGGGCTCGAGACCACCCCAGACGCAAGGCATTCCGGCCACTACCCCGGGGGGCATGCCAGGGGGCGAAAATTGGCCGCTTCGTCGCGCGCGCTCCTACCCCTCCCGCGATTTTTGGCTGGAATTTTTTGGCCTGGGCGTGGGCGCCTTTGGGGTAACTTTCGCTTGCGATGAGACTAGTCTCATGTGAGACTGAGACTGAGACTGAGACTGAGACTGAGACTGAGACTGGTGAGACTATGGGGACGATAGCGTCGCGGTATGGGGTTATGGACGAGAGTCGGGACGGGAAGCTGAAGGCTGCGCCGGTTCGGGAGCGTGGGGGCGGCGGCGACAGTTTTGTTTACGAGCGTATTGCGGTGTTGGCGGATGAGGTTGAGGCGTTGCGGAAGCGGGTTGTGCTTTTGGAGGCGAGGGGTGAGAGCGCGAAGGTTGTGAAGAGGCTGGAGGCGGAGGCTGCGGGAGAGCCGTGGGTGGCGGCTGGAGTGTCGAAGGCGACCTGGTATCGGCGTCGTGCGAGGGCGGGTGAGGGTTGAGGCATGCCGAAGATCTTGGACGAGGCGGTTCGGAAGATCCGGGCGAAGGGGCATTCGAAGAGCTCGGCCTTCGCGATTGCGACGGCTGCGCTGCAGCGGGCGGGGGATCTGAAGAAGGGGAGCAATCAAGCGACGGCGAAGGGCAAGCGGCGCGGGGCGATGACTGAGGCTCAGCGCAAGGCGACGCGATGAGTCATATTCCGCATCGGCTTGAGAATGAGTGGCGTTACCGGATGTGGCGTCGGCATAATGTGCGGCAGCAGTCGGATTATTTTGCGGGGCGGGCGCCTTTTCCCTATCCGGTTCATGGGTTTGAGCGGGCGATGGCCGCGGCGAAGCGGAAGGCGGCGAGCGAGGCGACGCGGAAATGAGCGGCACGGAGTTCCCTGGCCCTGGGGACGAGTGGCAGGCGCGGATCCAGGCGCTCAAGGCCGGCGACCGGCGGGCGTTGATCGAGGATGCGGCCAAGCGGCAGGGGATGGCGGCGCGGATTGCGCAGCGGCGGCTGAGGGAGAGCCGGGCGCTCGAAGTGTTCAAGGGAAGGTTGCCGAGGGGGTGGGTGCGGTAAATGCCCGCGCTCGAGTTCACCGAGGATCGGCAGCAGGTCTATGAGCCGGACGGCCGGGTCCTGGCGGAGTTTGTCGCCGACCGGAGCGAGGTTGCGGTGATCGTCGGGCCGATCGGCTCGGGCACGAGCTCGGCGGCGTGCATGCGCATCTGGCAGCATGCCTGCGAGCAGCCGAAGAACCCGCGCGACGGGGTCAGGAGGTCGCGCTGGGCGGTGGTCCGGGTGACGTATCCGGAGCTCAGGACTTCGGCGCTCGAGACCTGGCTCTACTGGTTCCCGGAGGACAGGTATGGCCCGGCCAAGTATGGCCGGCCGATGGAGCATCTGATCAGGATCGGCGACGTCGAGCTCGAGGTCTGGTTCCTGGCGCTCGACGGCGAGGACGACGTCAAGAAGCTGAAGTCGGTCGAGTACACCGGGATCTTCTTCAACGAGATCGAGTACCAGAGCCACGCCATCTTCATCGAGGGGAAGTCGCGCACGGGACGATATCCGTCGCCGGCCGACGGCGGCTGCGCCTGGAGCGGCATCATCGCCGACATGAACGCGCCCGACGAGGATCACTTCATCTGCCGCATGGCGGGGTGGAGCGAGTGGCCCGACGACATGCCGCCCGAGAAGCGGCTCAAGTGGCCGAAGGAATGGTGGCTGAAGATGCAGCCGCCTGGCCTGATCGAGGTTTTTGCGCCCGACGGGGTGACGGTGGTCGACTATGTCGACAATCCGGAGGCCGAGAACCTCAAGTGGCTCAAGCCCGGTTATTATAAAGAGAAGGCGCGCGGCGCCTTGAAGCAGTGGATCGACGCCCGGATCATGAACCGGGTGACCTTCGTCGCCCATGGCGAGCCGGTCTGGAAGGGGTTCAAGCCCGAGGTCCACCTGGCCGGACATGAGCTCAAATATATCCCCGATCGCGAGGTCGTTGTCGCCTGCGACTTCGGCCGGCGTCCGTGCGCCCTCATTGCCCAGGAGGTCGGCGACAAGATCCATGTCGAGGCCGAGTTCCGCATGTACGGCGTCGGGGCGACGGTGTTTGCGCCGGCGCTCAAGCGGTGGCTCGAGCGCAATTACCGCGGCGCGACGCTCAAGGTGACCGGCGATCCCAAGGGGGCCGACAAGGGCCAGGCGACCGAGCACTCGGCGCACGACATCATGCGCTCTTACGGCATGACGGTGATTAACCCGATGCCGGGCCGAGGCAACGACGTCAATTTGCGGCTCGAGGCGGTCGCTTACGCCTTTCTCACCAACCGGCTTTTGATCGGGACCGGCTGCCCGACGCTGCGCGCGGCGCTGATGGGCAAATACGTCATCGATAAGAGCGACAGCGACAGCCCGGAGCCGTTGAAGCGCGGCGAGGCGGCGAAATATTCCGACGTCGCCGACGCGCTGCAGTATTTGTGCCTGTTCCTCGGCGAGGGGCGGCGCATGGTCGGCCTGACCGCGGCGCAGTCCTGGACGCGGTCGAAGATCGCCCAGGCGCGGAGTTTGCGGCGGGTGAGCGCATGACGGAGCGCGAGCTCGAATGCCTGACCCAGATCATGAAGGCGTTGACCGAGCTCCTGGCGCGCATCCGCCGGATCGAGCAGGCGCTCGCCATTGCGGAGGAGAAGAAATAGCCGCCGAGGAGGTTCAGTTCTGGCACGTCGCGTTTCACGTGAAACAGGGCAAGTGGCGCTATGAGTGGGCGATGCCCGGCCGATTCGCCCACGTCTCCGCCTTCGCCTGGATGGGACGGGCGAAGGTCTGGCTGTTGATCGACTTCTCGCCGTTGACCGGGCCGCACGCGGTCGTCTGGCCGTTCCTTAAGGACGACAAGGCTATCCCCTTGGGCCTGATGAACTGGATCGCCAACGCCAACATTTTGAAAGCGAAAGTGCGGCGAAAGCGCGACTGGACGCCGAAGTTCGGCTTCTACTGCGTCTCCCAGGTCAAAATGCTGTTGGGCTCGCCGTCTTGGGCGTTGAGCCCGGAAGGACTGTGGCGTGATCTCAGCCGCGAAGGATCAACGATCGTCTGGGAAGCTCATGGTCTCGATGAAAGCCCCCGACCCGAAGCCGGATCCCTATCTGGTGGCGCAGACGGAAATGGCGCAAGCCAAGCAGGAACAGGCGATCCAGGCGTCTCTCTCGCAGGACACCCTTAACCTCATCCGCAACTTCGGCCAGCAGAACGCCATGTCCGGCGCCGGCGTCACCATGCCGTTCGGCATGGCCGGCGTCCGCTCCGCCACCGGCGGGGTGAGGTGACATGGCCGCCGGCGACCGGAGCGATCCGTCCCTAAGCTCGCTCTCGACCGTCTTCGGCGGCGTGCCGCCGTCGGTTGCGTCCGGCTTCGCCCACCCATGGGACCCGCAAGGGACGACCATTGGGCTCAGGTCCCCGGGCGGCGGCGGGACCTCGCCGCCGGTCATGGCCAAAGGCATACCCGCCGAGGGCCAGGCGCTGCTTCGAACGATCGGCGGCCCCGGCTTCGAGAGCAACGGCTCATACACCCAGCGCTTCAACCAGCCGGACTTCACCGACTTTTCCAAGCACCCCGGCACCTACGGCAAGATCACCCGCGGCCCCAACGCCGGCCTGAACTCGAACGCCGCCGGCCGCTATCAGTTTCTGTCCACCACCTTCAACCAGCAGAAGACCAAGCAGGGCTTGAAGGACTTCTCGCCGGAAAGCCAGGACCAGGCCGCCTGGGGCCTCGCCCAGGACGCCTACGCCCGTGAGATGCACGGGCGCTCGCTCTCCGCCGACCTCAAGAACCCCGACAACCTGCCGATGATCGCGCGGGCGCTAAAGAGTCAGTGGAGCTCGCTGCCGGGCGGCGCCGAGCAGGGTTCGAACATGGCGCAATTCGCTCAGGCCTTTCAGGCGAACCTCGCCGCCAGCCAGGCCCCGACCGGCGTCGCCCGCGCGCCGGCCGCCGCTCCGGTCCAGGAGGTCGGCTTTCCGCAAAACCCGTGGATGATCCGGGGCGCTATGCCGACCACCCAACTCGCGGGCGGCTTGGGGATCTGATGGCCGATGCTCAACCCGCCTCTCCGGGCTTCTTCGGCTGGCTTGGCGGCCTGTTCGGCGGCGGCCAGCCGCAGCCGCAGCCGGACTATGCCGGCCCGAAGCCGACCGGAACCATCGATGATTATCTCACCGCCCGCCAGGCCGCCCGGTTCCAGCAAATGACCAATGAAGTTCAGGGCATGCTCAAGGCCAATCCGGTCAATCCGGCCGATCCGAGCCCTACCTCGGACTGGGCGGCGCTGAGACGGGGCCTGCGCCAGAAGGGCTACGACCAAAAGGAAGAAGACGCGATCATGAATAAGTTTGTCGAGCTGCAGGGCGGCCGCCAGGGCTGGATGAGTGGCGCCATGGCGACAGGTCGCGGCGAAGACGAACCTTTATATGGCTCCAATTATAAGAACATCCCCGACCCTGAGGCCCAGGCCATCGACCCCAGCGCCCGCAGCCCGGAAGAATCGGCGGCCGATCGCCTGTTCGGTCAGCGCATTTGGGGGATGACCGAGGCCCCGCCGCCGCTCTCGGCCCGGGACAAAGCCAAGGTCCGCGCCGCGATCAAGAAAGGGCAGCTTCCCGGAGGCCCGGACATCTGATGGCCCAGGACGCCTTGAAGGACATCGAGCGCGAGTTCAACGACCGCCTGCACGAAGCGCGGCAGCAGAAGATGCCGTTCGACATCGACATGCGCGAAAGCTACTTCTTCGCCGCGCCGCATAGAATGCGCAGCGTCCTCTCGACCACCCGGCCCTCGAAGTGGAAGCCGGTCGACGCCGGCGAGCTCAACCAGAGCTTCGCCTTCGAATGCTGCGGCGATTTCCCGACCATCATCGCCAACACCTTCATGCCCGAGGCGCGCGAATGGGTGGTGCGCAAGGCCCCGGTCGGCACGCAGAAGGACGTCAAGGACCGCGCCGAGAATATCGCCAAGGAAGGCACGTCGCTGATCTTCGAAGCGGTCGAGGCCTCCAACTTCTATTCCGAGTTCGGCAAGAGCTCGAACCCCGACCTTGCCATCGGCACCATCGCCATGTGGATCGACCGCGGCCGCCCCGGCCTGCCGATCGTCTGCCGCACCGTGCCGATCCGCGAGCTTGAGATCAACCTCGACGCCGAGGGCGAGATCGACGACCGCTTCATCTCGCGCTGGATCCGCAGGCGCTATCTCGACCGCATCTTCCCCAACGTCGCCCTGCCGGCGAAAATTTCCCGCAAGAACCGCGACACGGAGGACGACCGGGTCAATGTCACCTGGGGCTTCTGGCGCTATTACGACAGCCAGGAGGAGGAGACCTGGCTGCACGCGACGACCGTCGAAGATGCGATCGTCGGCTCGCCGGTCCTGGTCCGCGGCATGGGCTCATGCCCGCTGATCGTCGGCCGCTTCAACCCCGGCCCCGAATGGGCGTGGGGCGTCGGGCCGATGATCCAGTGCCTGGCCGAGTTCCGCAACCTCGACGAGATCGCCCACGGCAAGATCAAGAACCTCGACCAGATCCTGCAGCCGTCGGTTAGCTGGCCGGACGACAGCTTCGCCAATGTCGAGCAGGGCTTGGAAAGCGGCTACGCCTATCCGATCAGACCGGGGACCGCCAATGACATCAAAAACATCTACCAAGCCAATCCGCCCGACGCCGCGATCTACGATCGCCAGGATCTGGAGCAAAGGATCAAAAGGCTCTTCTTCCTTGACTGGCCGCAGCAGCGCGGCGACACGCCGCCGACCGCCACCCAGTGGCTCGACGAAATGACCATGGCGCAGCGCCGCATCGGCACCCCTGGCCTGCCGTTCTGGCGCGAGTTCGTCGCCGGCGTATTCCAGCGCTTCGAATACCTGCTCGAGCGCGCCGGCGAGATCGCCCCGATCATTGTCCCCGATCAGCATGGGCTGGGCCGCAAGCTCACCATGCGTCCCTACAACCCGGCCGAGATCGCCGCCGACCAGCAGGACGTCGCGCAGGCGTCGCGCTTCCTCGGCATCGTCATGCCGACCTTCCCGGAAGAGAGTAAGCTCAAGATCGACGGCGGCCAGACGATCGAGAAGTTCCGCGCCAAGATGGGAGTCGAGGATCTCATCGTCATGCGCAGCCCGCAGGACATCCAGGCGGCGATGCAGCAGATCCAGCAACTGGCCGCCGGCCGTCCGGGCGCGCCGCCGGCCGGCGCCGGCCAGGAGCCGGCCGGACCGCCCGCGCCGTCGGCTGAAGCCGGGCCGGAGCCCAACCAGCCGGTCTACCAACTGCGGAGCACCCGGCTTTAATTGCTTCTCATAAAAATTGCCGGCGCAATTTTTATGAGAACGGAACGGACAGGGGACGGAGCATGAACCATGGCCGTGTCAAGATGCGCCTTCTGCGAGGCGGCGCACGCCACCGCCGCCTGGTTGACAGGGTGGGTCCATGATCCTTTCCGACGAGGACCGAAAAGGCCGCTGCCGTTCACGAAGGCCGAGCCGCTGAAGAAACCAGATGCAAAACAAACACGCTGACCTCGCCGCCTTCCTTGACCTCGCGCTTCGGTACACCGGACGGCGCTGTTTCATCTGGCCATATGGACGAAACACCGACGGCTACGGCATGGCAAATGTAGACAGGAAGCACGTCTCCGTTCACCGTATTGTCTGCGAAAAGACGCACGGACCCGCGCCAGCAGATAAACCAGAAGTCGCTCATTCCAGTGAATGCCGCGACAAGGCTTGCCTCAACCCGAACCATCTACGCTGGGCATCAACGAAAGAGAACGCCGAAGACCGCAAGGCGTTCGGGCGCCACAACGCTGGCGAGCGCAACGGCATCGCAAAGCTGACTGACGATCAGGCGCGCGCCATCCGCGTCGCCGCTAGTTCAAAGAAGCGGAGGAAGCTGGCTGAGGAATTCGGTATATCCGCAAGGACCGCTTACGCAATTAGCAAGGGGAAACGCTGGGCGCACATCCAATGATCATGCCCGACGAGGAAGAGACGCTTCTGCTACAGAACCTTGGCCGATTGCGCGAAGGCCAAGCGCTGCGCCAGAGGCTGAACAAGACCCTCTTGACCGTCCTTCCGGTGAATGTCCGACCTAGGGCGTTGGCTTTAGAACACGGCCGGCGTTTGCTCGCCGTCGAGATCCTGAAAGCGATCTCGACGCCCGAAGAGAGCGATGCCCGAGACGACCTCGCCAGCCACGTCCACCGACCCCGGGAGCCCGTCGCCATCGACGCCCGCTCCCGCCGCCGCGTCCCCGACGTCAGCCCCGACGACGCCGCCGCCAACGCCTACGAGCCAAGGCCTCGTCGCTCCCGCGCCGATCGCCGCCTCGCCATCCACACCTCCGCCCTCGGCCCCAACGAGGCCTGACGGCGTTCCCGAGTCCTACTGGGACAAGGACAAGAACGCGGTCAGGTTCAGCGACTGGGGCAAGAGCTACGAGGAGCTCCGCGCCTTCAAGGCGCAAGACGACGCGCGCCGCGCCGCCCTGCCCGCCCAGCCCGATCTCTATGACGGCAAGCCGCCTGACGGCTTTAAGTTCCCGGAGGGCATGCACTACGACCCCGATAACCCGATGCTCAAGAAGGCGCGCGAGCTCGCTCACAAACGGCAGTTGAGCCAGGAAGCCTTCACCGAAATCGCCGGCCTCTACTTTGAAGACGCCGCTGCTCGCTACAGCCAGTTCAAGGATTGGCAGAAAAAGGAAGACGCCGCCCTCGGTGAAAACCGCGAAGCCCGTAAGGAAGCGCTGGATAAGCAGATCCAGGCGATCGCCAGGGAAAGCTTCTCGACTAACAATTATCCCGGTCAGGACTTCAGCGAAGCCGACGCCGTTATCGCCCACTTCCGCGGCACGCCAATGTCCTCCCTCGTCTTCCGCTTATTCGAGAAGATGGGCGAAGCCCGCTCCCGCCAGGGCGTCATGCCGTACTCGAGCGCCGGCCGCGAAGCGCGCGAAGGCCGCTCCGACGGCCTGCCGGACAACTGGGACACGCTCGACTCGGTCTCTCAGCGCACCTGGCAACTGCAGAACCCGCAATGGCGCGCGGCCGAGACCGCCCGCCGGCATTGACGAAAGGATAGAGACCCGTGGCCTCGCCCCTCCTTAACCCAGTCATGACGTATCCGGAGTTCATCAAGGGCACGGATATGGACGCAAACGCGCGGCCGCTGATCGAGATGTTCGCGGCTTCGTCCGACGTCTACAAGGCGCTGCCGTTCCAGGGCTTGAGCGCGCCGCAATACACCGGCTTCCGCCAGACCGCGCTCTCCGGCAACATGGCGTTCCGCGGCATCAACGGGATCTCGACGTCGGGCGCCGGCGTCATCTCGCCGTTCCAGGAAGCCGCCTACATCGTCGATCACGACATCCCGATCGACCGCGCGCTGGTCGACCGCGGCGGCGAACGGCGCCGCGCCATCGAAGAGAAGAACGCCATGGCCGAGCTCGGCCAGTTGTGGCTGACCAAGTTCATCTATGGCAACAACAACACCAATCCGATCGAGTTCAACGGCCTGCAGCAGCGCTCAGCCAACTACGGGCGCACCATCGACAATTCGAACGGCACATCCGGCGGCGCGCCGTTGTCGCTGTTGCAACTCGACATCGCGCTCAAGAACACCGCGAAAAAGGGCAAGCGCTACCTCTTGGTGCCGTTCGACCTGAAGCCCTACTTCATCCAGGCGGCGCGCACCCAGAGCCTGGCCGGCTACGTGGTTCAGACCTGGGACGAGGTCGGCGAAGAGAAACTTTCCTACGCCGGCGTCCCGATGCTGTTCGGCTGGGAAAAGGACCTGCACCCGCCGATGCTCACCTTCACCGAGACCGCGCCGGCCGGCGGGGCGGCGCAATGCGCCTCGATCTACATCTGCGACTTTGGCGAGGAAGGGATCTGCGGCATCCAGATCAACCCGATGGAGATCCGCGACTTCGGCCTCTTGCAGGACGGCGTCACCTACAACACCCACATCCACTGGGACGTCGGGCTGGTCGACGCCGGCCTGTTCTGCTTCACCCGCCTCGCCGGCATCACCAAGGCGACCATCGCCGCCTGATCAGGAGATAAGGGCAATGCCCCGCACTTATTCTTACGACGTCAAGATGCAGCTTGCCGACGGGGCGTCGCCGATGACCGCGTCCGGCATCTGCCAGGTCGCCGCCGCCAACCAGATCCTCTATCTCGGCGGCCTCGGCGACGTCCGCACCGACCTCGGCATCGTCGGCGCGAACGTGTCGCGCGGCGACTTCGCCTGCGTGGTCAACATCTCGAGCATAGCGACGGCGACGGACGGCGCCTACAAGTTCTCGATCCTCGGCTCGCAGAACTCGAACGGCTCGAACCCGGTCGTGCTCGGCGAGCAGACCTGGGGCCTCGGCACCAATATTCCCAACGGCGCCGCCGGGGCGGAGAACACCGGGGCCGGTTCGACCACCGTCGCCGGCCGGCGCGAGCTCATGTTCACCACCGAGATGAACGGGATCTACTACGACTACGTCTACGGCTACCTAACCTCGACCGGCGCGACCTCGCACAGCGTGCAGTTCAACGCCTATGTCGCCAAGCTTCCTCTAACCTGAGAAAACCCATGGCCGAAGTCGCCGCCGCCCACGCGCAAGACAAACCCGAGCCGCCGAAACCGGAAGAGCTCCTGAAGCGGATCGAGCATCTCGAGGTCCTGGCCGGCGTGAAGCCGCCGCCGCCGCGCAAGGAGACCGTCACCGCTTATTATAAGACTCCGCCGTTCAAGGCCGAGCCTGAAGGCAAGGACGAAAGCCCGAAGGACAAGGCGGCGCGCGAGGCCCGCGACAAGCGGGCCAAGGAACAGGCCGGCAAGACCGTCGTCTACGAACTGCCGCCGATCGTCTACCAGGAGGCGAAGAACGGTCGCTCTGTGACCATCGAATTGCCGCAGCCGGTGACCGACGCCGAAGGCCATGAGCATATGGTCGCCTCGAAATTCGTCGTCCCCGAGGACGCCGACGCCTGGAGCCTCGAGGATCCGGACAAGGACAAGAAAGGCGGCAAGGCCGACGAGCCCGGCAGACCCGCCGCTCCTGCCGCGCCTGCGAGCCGTCGATGAGCCAGGGACGCGATCCCTCGGTCGTCCATGCCTGGTACAAGAACCCGGCGACCGGCAAGACCGAGGTCTATGAACTGCCCTCGATCGTCTACGAGGAGGCGAGCCGCGGCCGTTGGGTCGAGAACACGTTCGTCGTTCCCCACGACGCCGACGCCTGGAGCCAAGAACAGCCCGAGGGCGTCGCTCCCGCGGACATCATCGATCACCGGCCGAAGCCGATGGAGAGCCTGACCCGCCCGGCCCAGCCGCCGCCGGCGCTGCCGACCCGCTCGCCCGAACCCCTGCGCGGCCGCGAGCGCGAAGGCGTTCCGCCGGTCCCGACCAGACGACGGGTATGAGACATGGCCAAGCTCACCGCCAAGGCTCGCAATGCGCTGCCGAGCTCGTCGTTCGCCGGGCCGAATAGAAGCTATCCGGTCCAGGACAAGAGCCACGCCGCCAACGCCAAGGCGCGCGCCACCCAGGCGGTCAAGGCCGGGCGGATGAGCTCGTCGACCGCATCCAAGATCAAGGCCAAGGCCAACCGCGTCTTGGGCAAGAGCAAGGGCAAGTGATGGTCAAAGCTTCGTTAGGCCCGACGACGAAACGCGAGGCGCGCGAGCCGACCGGCGACCGCCAGGTGATCCGGGTCAAGGGCAATAAAACGCTCAAGACCGGCCTCGGCAAACCAGCCGAGACCGCCGGCGGACAAGCGCCTGGCTCTCGCGCTGGGTTCCGCGGCGCCCTCGGCGGCATGAGCCCCAGGAGATAGCGTGATGGCCAAGAAACCATCGATGCGGGAAGGCTCACGCGCCGAGGAGCGCGCCGACCGCCTGGCCGGCGTCCGCGGCGCCGTCAAGGGTGCGGCCAAAGGCGCGGCCAGGGGAGCCGTCCGCGGCGCCGTCCGCGGCGCGGCCAAGGCCAAGCGAGGCAAGTGATGGCGACCAAGCCCAGACCGCCATCTCCGCCGCCCCGGCCTCAGCCGCCGCCGCCCCCCGCTCCGCCGCCGCATCCGGAGGAGGACGATCCCGCCGCCCGCGCCCCGCGCCACTATCGGCTCGAGGCTGAGACCGGCCGCCTAGGCGCCGAGATGGGGCAGCATGGCGGCGTACAATAAGTTCAACCTGTTCACCCAGGACCTGTGCCGCGGGAGCCATAACCTTCAGTCGGGCGGCCACACGTTCAACGTGATGCTGACCAACACCGCGCCGGTCGCCGCCAACCATCTCTACAGCGACGTTTCCGGAACCGAGCTCGCCAACGGCGGCGGCTATACCACCGGCGGCCTCGCCTCAGCGATGTCCGACACATCGGCGTCCGGGACCGAGAAGGTGCTGGCGACCAACGTCACCTGGACCGGCTCCGGCGCCGGCACCGGGCCGTTCCGCTACGTCGTCATCTATAACGCCACCCAGACGACGCCGTTAAAGCCGCTCGTCTGCTGGTTCGACTATGGAAGCTCGATCCCCGGCCTCAATCCCGGCGACACGTTCGCGGTGACCTTCGACGCCACCAACGGCCTGTTCCAGTTGACGTGAGACGGCGATGGCCGATGCGCTGACCGCCAACTTCAGTTGGGTGAAGCCCGCGGTCAATGACCCCGCCGGGGCGAACCTGTGGGGCGGCAAGCTCAACTCCGACCTTGACGGCATCGACTCGACCGTCTTCTCCGTCCAGACCACCGCCAACGCCGCCTATCCGGCGAGCAACCCATCCGGCTACCAGACGGCCGCCAACGTCACCGCGTCTCTGGCGCCGTATGCGCCGCTCGCCTCGCCGACCTTCACGGGGACGCCGGCGCTGCCGACCGGGACGACCGGCGTCACGCAGACGGCCGGCAATAATTCGACTGCGCTCGCGACCACCGCGTTCGTCGCGGCCAGCTTCCTCACCACGGCGAGCGCGTCAGCGACCTATGCGCCCTTGGCCTCGCCGGCCTTCACCGGCACGCCGAGCCTGCCGACCGGGACGACCGGCGTCACCCAAACCGGAACCGACAACTCGACCAAGCTCGCGACCACCGCGTTTGTCGCCAATAATTTCTATCTTTCCAGCAATCCGTCCGGCTACCAGACGGCGGCGCAGGTCACGGCGAGCCTCGGCAATTACCTGCCCCTCGCAGGCGGAACGCTGACCGGCGCGCTCTCTGGGACATCGGCGGCTTGGAGCACAACGGCGACCGCCACAACCGGTTTCACCACAACGAACGGGACGGTCTCCCTCTCCCGCTCGGTCTTCACTGTGCCGGCGACCGTCAGCCCCTCGGCGGGAGCGATGTCCATCGCTTGGACGGCCGGCGAGTATTGCCCGATCTCGCTCACCAGCAATTCGACGCTCGCAGTGACGGGCTGGCCGACCGGCTTCGCGAAGCTCGTCCTCGACATCTCCAATACCGGCGCTTTCAACATCACGGCGTGGCCGACCGGCACGATCTGGGCGGGAGCGGCCGGGCCGCCGACCATCACCTCGGGCTCGGGCAAACGCGATGTCGTCATGCTGATGACGGCGAATGGCGGGACGACCATTCTCGGCAGCGTAGTCGGCCAGAACTACGGGTGAGCTTAAATGGCCGCCGTCTATTTCGACACCGACTGGTACGTCCATAGCGGCAACATGAGCACCACCGGCTATTGGGCGGTGCCCGCGTGGACGGCTAGCACGTCAACGCCGCCCGGCACGCTCAGACGGCAAGTGAGCCCCACCGCAGGCAATGAGCGCGTTTTTGTTGCGGCGCAGACGTCTACAGGCAATACCGGCACGACTGAGCCGACTTGGTCGTTAACGAGGGGAAACAGGGTCACGCCCACTGACGGCGCTGTGACGTGGCAGGAATGCACCGGCATGGCGGCGGTCAATGGCGATAGCGCCAATACGCCAAGCTGGGCGACGATCAAGGCCACCGGCAACACGCCAAATCTAGGCGTGATCATCAAGCGCAACTCAGGCGCGTCCTATCAGATTTGCGCCACAGCGGGCACTTTGAGCGCCAGTGAGCCTGCGTTCTCCGATACGCCAGGCGCGGTGACGAATGACGGCACGACCCAATGGGTGTGCATCGGGCTGGTGGGCTCGTTCGCCGCATGGGGAGCGCCGCACGCGCGGCTGACCAACGCCGTAGCCAGTACATGGGGCGCGGCGGGCAACGACTTTTTTGTCGCGGACAATTCGGCTGAGACGAGCACGGCGGGGATCACCATCAGCCTGGGCAGCGTTGCGTCGCCGTGCCGCTACATCAGCGTCGATCACACCGCCGCGATGCCGCCGCCCTACAAGGCAGGGGCGAGCCTGACGACAAGCCAAGCTTCGGGCAACGCCCTTCAAATCGGCTCTTCGACCCAAACTTCATTGTATCTTGCCGGCTTCACTTTTACCGCCAGCGCAGCAACTGCCGCCGGTTTAATTGTTGTCGGCGCCAATCAAGCCGTTCTTGTGCGATGCGAGAATTGCGCCTTCAGTCTGACGGGCGCTACCGCGAGCGCATTTATCAGCATTGGGTTTGCGGGGGGCAACTCGACCATCGTTGACTTGAACAATTGCACCGTCTCGTTCGGCGGCACGGGCCAGTGGCTTCAGTTCACCGCCGGCTCGCACACGTGGCGCAACACCCCGAACGCCATTCAGGGCGCGACCATCCCGACAGTCTTTACGCGCGGCTCGCCACAGGGGGTCACATCGACTTTGATCGAGGGCGTGGACTTGAGCGCGCTCGCCGCCAACACGCTCGTCAGCACCGCCAACAGCGGCGACTTTTTCACCTTCAAGAATTGCAAGCTGGGGACCGGGCCGGTCATTCAGGCGGCTACAAGCGTCGGTTGCGCCGCCGGCCTCGACATCGTCGCATGCGACAACGGCGCGAGCGTCTACCGCAACGAACGGCACACTGTGTGCGGCGACGAGACGACTTCGGCCGCGATTTACCGCAACGGCGGCGCGATGGATGGCGTGACGCCGATCTCGCGCCTGCTCGCAAGCACGAGCTTCGCCCGCCAGTTTCGCCCCTACATCGGCATTCCGCTGGTGATCTGGAACGACGTGACCGGCTCGACGCGCACGGTCACGATTTACGGCTACGTCGTCGGCGTGGGTTCGACGCTGCCATTTAATGATCAGTTCTGGATCGAGATCGAATACATGGGAACAGCAGGGGTTCCAACTGCGTCCGTCGTCTCGACGGGCCTGGCGAACGCGCTCGCGACCCACACGCAGAACGCCGCCAATGACGCGACCTCGGTGTGGACCGGCGCGGGCAGCCCAAACACACCATTCTCGCTCAGCACGACCTTCACCGCCCAGCAAAAAGGCTACATTACCATCTACCCGAAGGTCGGGGGCGCGTCCTACTCCATCCAGCTTGATCCACGGCCGGTGTTGTCATGATCGTTTCTTCGCAAGGCGCAGTTTTTCTCACTCAAACGCAACAAGTTTCGTCGTCGGTCGCGGGCGCGTTCGTGACGCAGACCGCCGCGCCGGCCGTCAAGAGGGCCGCCGCCATTCTTGTCGGGCTATAGCCCTGCTTGGGCGTTTCGCTTGGCTATGACGCTGGTAGGCTCCGGCCATGCTCGCCTCCGACATCTTCACCATCGTCTCGTCGGCCCTGATCCAGACCGGCAACCAGCCACCGACCGCGTCGTTTGACGGCACCGACGAATGGGTCGCCGGGCAGAACGCCTACGAGCTCTGGCTTCCGTATTGCCTCGAGGCCTATGACTGGACCTTCCAGCGCACGCAGGGCCAGTTGACCCGCATTGGCGGGTCCTCATACCCCGGCTTCTCCGACACCTACCAGTACCCGCCCGGTTGCCTGCACCTGATCTCGGTCATGCGCGCCGATGTCACTGCCCCGGTCGGCGATCCGTGGGGCCAGCCGACTCAGGCCGGCCTCTATCCGCTGCAGTACAAGATCATCCGCAACTCGATCGCCACCAACGCCCCGAACGGCCTTGCGGCGGAATGGATAACCGACGTCAGCGGTTCCGACCAGTATTCCGCCACCTTTACCGCGGCGCTGATCGGCTTCGTCGCCTCCTCGCTCTACGCCTCGCTCAATGAAGACCTGGTCTCGGCTGAGACGACCTACAAGATGGCCGAGGCGATGCTTGGCAAGGCGGCTGGCCGGGTCAAGGAGCAGCAGAGCCGTAGAACCCCGCTCATGGCCTCGCCGCTCTCGGGCGACGCCTTCACCACTATCTCCTCCGCCTTGATCCAGGTTGGGGCGCAGCCCCCGGCCACGGCATGGGACGGAACCGACGACTGGATCGACGGCTGGAACGCCTATTCGATCTGGTTGCCCTATTGCCTCGAGGCGAGGGACTGGAATTTCCAGACCGCAGTGCTTCCCCTAGTCCGGGTCGGCGACGCCACTTATCCGCGGTTCTCCGACGCCTACGCCATGCCGCCCGACTGCCTGCACCTGCAGACGGTCTGGCGCCCCGACCTCGCCGGCCAGATGCCAGGCTACATGGGCTGGGGCATGACCGAGGGCAGTATAAGGCCGCCGCAGATCGAATACCGGATCATCGGCGGGGTGATCGAGACTTCCGCCCCGTTCGGCTTGACCGCCAAGTATCTCACCGTCCCGGCCGGGGCCGACGCCTATTCCGCCACCTTCAACCTGGCGCTCTCAGCCTTTGTCGCCTCGTCCCTCTATGCCTCGCGCAACAAGGACGGCAAGAGCGCGGAAGCGATGAAGGCGCACGCCATGCAGCTTTTGGAAGAGGCCGCGTCACGCACCGACGCGCAGGAGAACCGCCGGGTGGCGTTCCGCTCGCGGATGCTCGAACGCCGGCGGGCGCGCTATGCGCCGTGGGGCTCGCCGCTCTGATGGCCGCGCGCCTGCCTGACATCGTCCAGACCGACTTCGGCGGCGGCCAGATCAATTTCGCCCTCAAGCGGCGGGACAACCTCGAGTTCGTCAAGACCGGCGCGCGGCAGATGCAGAACTGGCGCATCGAGGCCGGCGGCACCCTGCTCAACCGGCCGGGCAAACGGCCGATCTTCCGCTGTAACGGCCCGCGCAGCGAATACGTCCGCATGGGAGTTGGGGCCGAGTTCATCCTGAATTTCGGGGAGGCCTCGACCGGCGAAGCGATGATCACCATCTCGTCGCTCGACGGAACCCAGTTCGTTTCGAATGTTGGCCCTTATCTCTGGACCAACGCCAATGTCCAGATGATCTCCTGGTGCGTGGCGCTGTTCGACATCGTCATCTGCTTTCCGAACATGCAGCCGCAGATTTGCCGGTGGTCGCCGTCCGCCTTCACCTGGACCTTCCTGCCCTACTCGTTCCGGGTCATCAACGACCAGTCGCAAGAGCCGTTCTACCGGTTCAGCGTGCCCGGCGCGACGATGTCTTATTCCACCACCACCGGCTCGGTCACGCTCACCTGCAGCGTTCCCTATTTCACCACGAGCATGATCGGCACGCTGCTCTCGATCGTCGGCTGCCAGTGTACGATCACGCGAGTGATCGATCCGCAGCATGCGATCGTCCAGGTCGCCTATCGCCTGCCGGACTGCGTGGTGTTGAGCATCACCGACAACCGGCCGTTCCAGCCCGGCATGATCGTCGAGCTCCGCGACCAGGATCTCAAGTTCGAGGTCTCCCAGGTCGGGGTCGAGATGACCCAGACTTCCGGCCTCGGCACGCTCAACACCATCCTCGGCGTCATGCTGTCCGACCTCGTCGTCGACTTCTCTCAGTTCACCTATGATCCGGCGCACCCGGACGTGCTCGTCTCCGAGCTCGGCGCGTCGACCGTCTTCGGCTACCCGTTCAACTGGGTGCAGTGCGGGCAGCCGACGGTCGAGTGGACCGAGGAGTTCATGTGCGCGCAGCGCGGCTGGCCCGCGGCCTGCAGCTACACCGCCGGCAGGCTCTGCTTCTACGGCTTCCCGCAGATGGAGGAGGCGATCCTGTGGAGCGCGATCGGGGCCGACGACGTCTGCTGGGTCGATCCGGTTGCCGCCACCCGCCAGCCGGAAGCCGGGGCCAATCCCGACAGCGCCATCCTCGAGTTCGAGAGCTCGCGGCCGAGGATCGTCAACGTGCTCGAATGGGGCGACGTATTCGTGTTCACCGATCGGGGCATCTTCTTTATCCCCGTGAGCCAGGCCAATCCGCTCTCGCCGGGCAATGTCGAGTTCCGCCGCTTTTCCAACGACGGCGTCTCGATCATCCGGCCGATCTCGACCCAGGACGCGATCGTCTACATCAACGCGGGCCGGAACCGCTGCTCGGTGGTGAGGGCGACCGGCTCGCTGACCCGGCCCTATATCTCTGACGACGTGTCGGAAAGCCACGCGCCGCTGTTCACCGCCCCGGCTTCGCTGGCCATCGCCACCGGCGACGGCCCCTATCCCGAGCGCTACGTCTACGTCACCAACTGCGACGGCTCGATCGTGGTCGGCAAGTTCACCCAGCAGCGCACCCTGATTGGCTGGGTGCCGTGGATCACCGGCTACCCCGGCTATAGCTACCCGAATGGGCTGGCCACCTGGGTCACCACTGCCGGGCCGATCGTCTACTTCACCTCGAACTACGGCAGCTTATTCGGCAACGCCTTTCTGCTCGAGCAGGAGGACCCGCTCGCCTATCTCGACGGCTACGTCATGATCAATCAGCCGGCGCCTGGCATGGCGCTGCCGCCGTTCGGCCCTTTGTGGCACCTCGCCGGCCTGACCGTGCAGGTGGTCGACGGGCAGGGCTATGGCCCCAGGCCCGACAACATCCCGAACGGCTGCGTCGACTGGGGCGACCGCCAGGTTGACGACACTGGCCATCTGATCCTCCTGCCGGAGGATGGCGTCTGGTCCGGAAGCCCGACCGTCTACGCCGGGATCTGGTCGCCGCCGATCTACGAACCGTTCATCTTCCCGCCGCAGGAGGGCCGGGCCACCCCGGGCGCGCGGGGGAAAAGACGCAAGCTGCAGCGCGCGGTGGTGAGCGTCGAGCACTCGAACGGCTTCACCTTCGGCAAGCGCACCATCCCGCCCAACAACTGGCTCGAGGACCCGACCATCGCCACCGGCGACCCGCCGTGGCCGCTGCCGCCCAGGATCGAATGGCGGCGCGACTTCGCCGGCGCGACCGGCCCCGATCCCAACTGGTATAATATCGCCTCCGCGCCAGGGCAGTCGCCGCCGGCGGTCTTTATCAATCCTCACCTGGCGTATGACGCGCCGCTCGTCGGCTCAACCATAGAGGTCCGGCTCGGCAGTTGGAGCAACGCGCCGACTGCCTTCACCTTTCAATGGCAGCGCAATGGGGTGAACATATCAGGCGCCACGGCGCCAAGTTATGTAGCCCGGCCGGGCGATGTCGGCGCGGCGATCTCCTGCGCTGTCACCGCCACGAATGCGGCCGGTAGCTCCACCGCGAGCTCGAACGTGGTGGTGATCCAGCCATGAGGACCTGAGAAGGCTCATGGCGACCTGGAACCCCACCGACTGCAACCCGAACGTCAAGCTGTCGGGCGGCAATCTCGTCGCGACCGGAGGGCTGGCGAACCGGGTCGGTTGCGCCATCGATCTGACGAACAAGCTGGTCTGGTTCTACTCCTCCAGCACTTGCCGCTGGAACGGGTCGAACACGGCCAATCCGGCGACTGCGACCGGCGGCATCAGCTTCACGAATACTGGTCCGTATTTCCCGATGTTCTCGGCGGATGGCTGCACAGTCACGGCGGCGTTCGCAGCGGCGTCGATGTTCTGGGCGATCCCGAGCGGGTTCTCCGCGTGGGACACGCTCGCGGGCAGCGCGACGACGTGGAACCCGGCCGACAAGAACGCTTCGGTCACGCTTTCGAACGGCAACCTGACCGCTGCATCGCCATCAGGCTCTTACATAGCCGCCCGCGCCACCAACTCCCTGTCGAGCGGCAAAGCCTACTTCGAGTGGAACTGGGACGCGATCACCAATTACTCGGTGGTCGGGGTCGGCAACTCGACCGCGTCGCTCAGCAACTATGTCGGCTCGTCGTCGGCGTCGATGGGCGGGCATGACAACGGCACCGTCTACGGCGCGGTCGGCGGCTCCTACGACGCAACCAACCTGACGAGCAGTTCGGCCTACTTCACCACCGTTCGCGGCACGCAGGGATATTCGACCGGCAAACATTATTTCGAGGTCACCCTCACCGCCAACGACGGGACGGGAAACCCCCATGTCGGCGTCTGCACCAGCGCGGCGTCGCTGGGCAACTATGCCGCGGTGACGAATGGGGTCGATGCGGTCATCGACACCGGCGGCTGCTATGCCAACGGCGGCCTGACCGCCGCGGTGTTCGACGCGATCTCGACCGGCGGAACGGTGGGGATCGCCGTCGACTTCGGCAACAGTAAATTCTGGGTGTGGTCGAGCGCGACCTCAAGGTGGAACGCTGCGGCCATCGGATCGCAGAACCCGGCGACCAATACGGGCGGCCTTAGCTATACTTACTCGGGCACATTTTATCCGGCGTGCTCGCCACGCTCTCACGCCAGCACCCAGGTTCTCACCGCCAATTTCGGCGCATCGGCGTTCGTCGGCGCAGTTCCGGCAGGGTTCGCGCCATGGAACGGCGCAGCCTACTCGCTCGCCGCCGTCCAGGGCGTCTATGGGCTGACCGGCTATGCGGCGAGCCTCGGCGCAAGCCATGCCTACTCGCTCGCCGCCGTCTCTGGCGCCTATGGGCTGACCGGTTACGCCGCGGCGTTAGGCGACCGGAGAGCCTACTCGCTCGCCGCGGTCCAAGGCTCATACACCCTCAACGTTGGCGGCTCGTCGCTCTACGGCATGGGCCTTTACGGGATGGGGCCTTACAGCGGCGCGTCCGGCGGCGCCGCGCTCACCTACACGCCCTCTCCGAACAAGGTCATTGCCGCGGCCGCGGGCGCTTATGCGCTGACCGGTCACGCGCCGACGCTCGGCTATGTCCGCGGTCCGCTGACGCTCGTTGCTTCGACCGGCTTCTACAGCCTCGCTGGTTCAGGCGTGGCGTTGGCCAAGGGCGGGGCCGCGTCCGGCCTTTCAGTCCCGCCCGGCCAATACCGGCTCACTGGCGGGACAGCGACGATGACCTTGACCCTCGCGATCAATGTGCCGCCGCCGTCGATGCCGCCCCATCTGCGCGAGGCGACTTACCGCGCCCGGCAATTGGGCTATTCGTTCGACCCGAGCTTCACCATCGTGAAGGACCGGCCGGGGCCGATCCGGATCGTTGAATTTGACGGCTGGCTTTGAGATGACGACGACAATTCTTCTCACCAGCTCGGGAACCTGGACCGTCCCGGCGGACTGGAACAATAGCGATAATAAGATTGAGTGTGTCGGCGGTGGCGGGGCCGGAAATTATGCGCCAGCGGCGAACTCTGGCGGCGGCGGTGGCGGCGGCGGATATAGTGTTGCGACGAATGTGACGCTGACGCCGGGGGCCGTGATCCCGGTGCAGATCGGGCAGGGTGGGACAGTCCCGCCCTCGACTGGAGATCCGGTTGGTGGCCCAGGGACCGCCACAATATTCAACACGGCGACCAATTTGGTTGTGGCTGGAGGAGCTACGTCGGCGACGACTAACGCGCTCGGCGGCACAGGAGGGACTGGGACGAATGCCGGGGGAAATGGGGGAGATGGCGGATATGCGGGAATTTGGACCTGTGGCGGATCGGGCGGCGGTGGCGCTGGAGGGCCGCATGGGCCAGGGAACAAGGGGGGAGTCGGGTCATCGTACATTGGCGGCGGCGGCGGCGGCGGCGGCGGTGGTGGAGCGGACGGCGGCGCAATCGGCTCGGACGGGGATGCGTCCGATCTGGTTGGGGGCAGGGGCGGGACCGCGCATGACGGGACACTTGGGGGAGCGGGCGGGACACTAGCCGTGCCCAATGGCGCGGCTGGCGCGAATGGGAGCGGGGGCGGCGGCGGCTGCGGGACGGCTGGAGGCGGCGGCCTGGGAGGGGCGGGGAATGCTTGGGGGGCGGTTGGACCGGGCGGCGGCGGTGGAGGCCAAGGCAGGGACCAGACAGCGCCGTCCGCCGCTGGCGGATTGTATGGGGGAGGCGGGGGTGGCGGAGCTAGGAATGAACTGGCTGGGCCAGGGCAGGGACTGCCCGCGGCTGGAGCGCCTGGCTGCATTGTAATTACATATGGGGGCTCCGGCTCCGGTCCCGGTCCCGGCCCCACGCCCGAAGGCTATTGTCCGCCGATCCAGCCGCAGCCTCCGCCTGGCCTGCGCGAGGCGACCTATCGCCAACGCTTCCTCGGCCAGTCGTTTGACCCCACCATCATCATCATGAAGGACCGCCCGGGGCCGCTCAGGATCGTCGAGTTCGAGGCTTGGGTGAACGACGGCCCCGAGGTTCCGGAGCGGGGCGTTGAACGCGGCTAACGACAGGCGAGGATGACGTATGGCTGTTGCTCCCGTTTTAGGCTTGGCGTCGACCGCGATGAGCGCGGCTGGCTCGATCATGGGCGGCGAGGGCCAGGCGAAGGCTGACGAGTTCCAGGCCCAGCAGTTGGAAAACGCCGCTCAGTACGGGCGCACCCAGGCGGCCCAGGTCGGCTACAACATGACGACCAACATGACCCGGATGCTCGGGCATATCGCGGCGGTGAGGGCGTCGCTCGGCTCGGACGTGCGGAGCCCGTCGACCTGGGCGGTCATGGGCAACCAGGAGGCGCAGGCCGAGCGCGAGCGGGCGATAAGGATGGGCTCGATCTTCGCCCAGGTGCGGCAGGATCAGATGGGGGCGCAGCAATATACCGACATGGCGTCGCGCGCCCTGCAGGGCGGTTACCTCGGCGCGCTCGGCGACGTCGCCAAGGGACTCGGCGGGGCGTTCTCGTCCATGGGCTCGAGCTTCAACTTCTTCGGCGGCGCGTCCGGCGGCGGCGGCGTGCAGGCCCCATCGGCGACAGTCTTGCCGGTAAGCGGCAGCTACATCGTCAACCAGGATCCGCTGACCGGGCGGGGCCTGGGGCCGGTTTGACATGGCTGAGATCGTCCCCTCGCCGAGCCCGATCGGCACGATCCCGCCGGAGCTTGCCACCCAGACCCCGCGCGAAGTGGTGCAGCCCAGGGCGATCGCCGCCTCCTATGGGGAGCTCGCCCGCGGCATGCAAGGCCTGAGCGGCGGCCTCGAGGCCCTTGCGACCCCGATCGCCGAAGCGCAGGCGGCGAGCGACGTCCAGAACCAGAGAGTGATGCTGGGGCCGGACGGCAAGATCCAGGTCACGAACCCGGCGCGCTCGTTCATCATGGGGCCGGCCGGCGAGGCTTACGCCAAGACGGTGGTGCAATCGACCGCAGCCCAGGTCGGCAGTCTGGTCGATCAGCAACTAACCAACATTCACCAGCAGCATCTCGGCGACCCACAAGGTCAGGCGGTCGCCAACCAGAGTTTCCTCGCTGGCTTAAGAGGCACGACTGGCAACCCGATCATCGACAACGCCATCGCAAATCGGGCGGGCGAGGCGGCGTCTCGACACTACGACTCGAACCTTGACTTCACCTCGCGGCTCAACCTCGAGCGCAATGCGCGCAACGACAGTCAGATCGTCTCTGATCGTGAGGAGCAACTCCTCGACCTGGCGCAGAACGGCGTCGGCGCGGGCAACAAGGTATTCGACCAGGCGATGGCGGAGCGTCAGGCGGCGCTCGACAGGCTGCAGGCCTCACCGCTGTCCAAGACGCCGGACGAGGTCGTCAACCACAAGAACGATCAGTTTCGCCGCTCGCTCGAGGCGGAGGCCACCATCGGCGGCATCCACAACTTGGTCGAGAACGGCGGTGGCCTGCGCGCCGCCAAGGACGCCGTCGACCGGATCCGTCAGGATCCGCAACTCGATCCGTCGACCAAGCGGCGTCTGCTCACCCAGGCGCAGGCGGCGGTCGAGGCCGAGACGCCCGCTTATAACGCGCGGCTGAAGGTCAACCAGGATGCCGCCAATGGGTTGATCGAAGGCATCGCCAAGGGCGCGAAAGGACCGGATGGCAAGCTGCTGACGCCTGACAACTGGCGGATCCACGACGCCTTCGAGCAGTCGGTCAGGCTCGGCGACCTCGAGAGCATCAAGGCGCTCGATGCGGCCTTTGTCACCTACCAGCATCTGAAGCCCGGCGAGGCGTTGCCGGATGACGTGCGGCGCCGGGTCTATGACCTGCCGGGCAAGGACGGCTCTCCGCCGCCGTCGGCGTCCGCCGCCCCCGCCCCCGCCGCGGCTGCGACGCCTGCGCCTATTCCGCCAAAGTCAGAATGGCCAAAGGGCGCTGTCTATGTCGCACACAGCGCGGCTGGCGCCCCGGTCTATGTCGACAAGGATGGCGTGGCGTTGCCGGATGCGCAGCAACCGAAGCCAGCGCCCGCCGTTGCGACGCCGGCGGAAGCGCCTGCCGCGCAGCCGGCGGCGGTGACGACCGGGACGTCCGAGGCCGCGGCGGCCGTCAACCATGGCTCCTTCATCTCCGCTTTGGTGAAGGCGGAGAGCAACGGCCAGAATATCTACAGCAAGACAGACCCAGACGTAGCCGGACCCAACTCCCGGTCACAGGGCTATGCCCAGATCAATACGCCGACTTGGCAGGAGTTCGCGCCGAGAGCGGGAGTGGACCTGAAGCAATATCCCAATGCCATGTCTGCGCCCTATGACGTGCAGATTGAGGTGGCGAAGCAGATCCCGATCTCACGCTTTGGGCCACGGACAAAGGATATCCTTCACGCTCAGTTCGGGCAGTTCGACGACCGCGAGACGGTCGGCCAGGTTGATGCTCGGTTCGGCGGTAAGGGAACCAGGCCGACGCCCGGCGGCCCGCAGACGGCGACCTCAGACACCCGCCCCTATACGCCCGAAGAGCTCAAGAACAATCCCTATCTGCTCTCGGAAAGCGTCGGCTCGCTCTCGATCGACAAGGGCATCAAGGTTTCGACAATCGAGGCGCTCGTCCAAGGGATGGAGAACGCCTCGAAATATATCGACCAATTGCCGGTTGAAAGCGTGGCGGCGGTCAAGCAGTACTATGACGCCAATCCCGACGATCCCAAGGCGCAGGAATTGTGGGGCAAGACCGCCGGCATCATGGCCGGAATGGCGGGGCCGCTTGGCGCCGGCATGCCAGCGCCTGGCAAGCCGGTCTCTGAGGCGGCGGCGCCAGGCGGCGCCCTGGCTGGAGCTCCAGTCCCGTCGGCCCGCGGCTCGCCGGCCGACTTCGAACGCCAGGTCAACGACTACGCCCGCGAGCACCCTGACATTCTCCATGGCTGGTTCGCCAAGGGCTTCCAGGATTACGAGAAGGCGCGGGCGGAGCAGAAGCAAAACGCGCCCTACGACTTTGCTGCGGCGCGCAAGATCATCGGCCAGACGCCGGAGTTCAACCCGCAGCAACCGGAGGCTACCGGCCCGGTTCTTTCCGCCCGCATTGAGGCGGGGAAGACGATCGGCGCGGCATTCAACGAGGCCCCGCCGCCGCTCCTGCAGAAGAACGACGCGCCTGTCCTTAACGGCATCATTAACGGTCCGGACGGCGCGAAAGCGCTGACTTCAATTTCGGCGACCGCAAGTCCAGAGGCGCTGAAGGGGCTCGCCGATCAAGAGGAGGCGCGTTCGATCCTCACCCAGGCTTTTCATTCCGGCGATCCGATGAAGATGCAGGGTTCCTATTCTGTGCTTGACCGGATGTATCGGGAGAACCCGCTCGACTTCGACGCCAAATTTAAGGGCGTTCTTGAGGAGATGACGGCGTGGAAGGAGAACATGACCTCCGATCCGAAGGCGGCGATGGACCTGGTTAACAGGTGGCGCAGCCCTGACTGGGAAAAGACAGTGAAGCCGATGATCGAGGCGGCCAACAAGCAGATGGCCGACGACGGGACCGACGTGAACAAGGTCACTCAATTGTTCTCGCAAGGGCTGTTGTCACGATGGGCGAGCGGAACGAGCGCGGTCCAGCCGCCAGCCCCGGCAGGGGTCGATCAGGGAGCGCCCAACGCCGAATTGTGGGGCGACTATCGCAAAGCTTACGAGAAATGCTTCATCGCTGGCGGAGGGCCTGACGGCGCGCAGGAGTGCGCCAAAGAGCGGATCCTCAACAAGTGGAGTCCGAGCGAAGTCAACGGCGGTCGGGTCACCGCCTGGGCTCCGGAAGCTTACTACAGGAACCCGGACGGCAGTCCGTCAATGACCAGCGCGCAGATGAACACGCAGTTGGACGACATGATGCGCTCGACGCTTGGCGTCCCGGCAGGGATCCAGCGCGGCCAGAAGGGGATTGAGCCGACCGTGTTTGGCCCGGACGGGCCGAGCCGAGAGCAGATGGAGCGCTTAAACGAGTTCAACGGTCCGCGGGTCATCGTTGGCGACGACACCACCCGCGCCGACTATGTGGTTGGCAAGCCGCCGTCCTACCTCGTTTTCGTGCAGCGTCCTTCGGATGGCTCATGGTTTCCGTTGATGAACAACAACGGCGACATCCAGCGGATGCGCTTTGACCCGCTGGCCGCGCAGGCTGAGACGATCAACAAGGCGAACGCCGAGCGCGCGGCCGGGCCGACGCCGCCGCCGCCGGCGCTCATCCCGCCCATGCCGCAATTCGGCTTCCCCGGCCTCGCCCTGCCGGCCAATCCCCTGCCGACGCCGCAGCCGGGGACCGGCTATCCGGGGAGCTGAACAATTGCCGACCTTCACCGAAGGGCAGGATCCGCTTGACTCGACCTATGGCCATTCGATCAACCTGAACTTGCCGCAAGCTCCTCCTCCGCCGGCTCCGCTGCCGTGGGAATTGCCGCAGGCGATCGCCGAGGAGACCACCGACCTCCCTGCGATCGGGCGCTTTCTCAACCGGACTGTCGCCAAGCCGGTCGCCGATGCGCTCGGGCTTTCCGAGACGCTGGGCTTGAACCAGGCGGCGCGCGGCGCGCTGCAGGCCTCGCCGTCCGATCAGCCAGTCGACGGCTATAACCCGGTTCCCCGGATCGTCGGCACCAAATACGAACCGTACCTGTCTCAGTTCATGGGCGACGTGAACCCGGACCAGACCGCGGCCCGGATGGCGCAGATCGATATTCACCAGCAGAACCAGCAAACAATGGCGCAGGGCGGCTGGACCGGGACGGCGCTCGGGCTGGTCGCGCAAGCGGCGGAACCCTGGTATTGGTTCATCCCCGGCGGTGAGGCGGTCGCGGCCTCCCGGCTTGGCGTTGCGGCGAGTGCGCTCGAGCGCATGGGTCCAGTTGCAAGGGGAGCGCTGACTGCAGGCGAGGTCGCCGCCGCCACCGTGCCGCAGCAAGCCATCCTGCAGAACGTCAACCCGACCCATAGCTTCCAGGAGAGCGCTTGGAATGTCGCCAGCAACGCGCTCCTCGCCGGCATCATCGGCACAGGCGCGCAGTTCCTCTCGCCGCTGGAGAAGGCGAGAGCGGGCAATGCGCTCGAGGCCTCGCGGCGTGACTTCCAGGCCCCGCCGACCGCGCCGGAACCGCACGGGACCGACCTGAGTCCACCGGCGGCGCCGCCCCTTGGCCCGGAGCCGCAGCCGGCCGCCGGTCAGTTCCTATCGCCGGCCTCGCTCTCTGCCGCCACCACCGACCGTCGCACCATGGAGCTCGAGCCGTGGCATGCGTTCGGATTGCGCAACCTGGTCGGCACGTTCGGATCCGACGCGCAGCGGCTTTATGACGCTGCGACCACCAAGGCGGGCTGGCTTTCGCCGATCTCCCGCATCTTTTCACGCGGCTCGCTGCCGGCCAGGCAGTACGCGGGCGACATTGCCGACACCGCGCTCCACTTCACCCAGGAGCGCGAGGGGATCACCCCAGCGCAGGGCGGCCTCGCGCTCGAGGCGCAGCGCGATCAAGCAG